AGAGAAGTCGAAGTTGAAAGTTTGACCTCCTCCACCATTAGGAACGATTGTCCCGGATTGATTAGGAACAAACATTTCAGGTCCTCTTTCTCCTACTACGTATGATGAACCTTGAGATACTGGTCCACCGTCAGCTTTGTAGTCCTTAGACCCTAGAGGAGCTAGAAGTTTTGCCACGCCCTCGGCAACAGTATTTATTATCGAACCACCAGTCATGCTATCTTTTACTTCTTCACCTTTTTTAATAACATTTTCCAAATTGTTTATCTGTTTTTGCATCCTTTCCTTGTCTTCGCCTTCTGCATCTTTGATTCTTTCTTTTAAGCCTTTAAGTTGTTTCTCAAGTACGCTTCCAGCCTTGTCTATACCCTGTAAAGCTTCGTTTATTTCTCCTATTTGTTTCATTACAAGAGAGAAGGTGGCTATTGTAATTAATATTCCTATGACGGTTGGTATCGCTATCATCGCCGCAGAAAGCAACGCAACTGACCCTGTAGCACCAGTAACTAGACCAACAAAAGTAGTAAAAGCTGTCAACATTGCTGCCCCTGCCATAATTCCCCTCATTACTAATAACATACCATAAGCAATAACAATTTCATCTTTAAACTCTATTATTTTTTTCATAACCCAGACAACCTTCTCAGCAAATTTTTTAACCGCTGGAATTATATCTTTAGTTATTTTCTCCCATAACTCTTTTAGTTTTGCTGTTAAACCAGCTGAACCTCCAATTTCGTCATACCATTCCTTCACTTTATCAATTCCTTCTTGTATGCGTTCATTTATCAATACTGATAATTGTGTCATTAATTCTTGGTTGCTATCTATCCAGCCACTTACTCCTTCGGTAACTTTCAAAAATCTGTCGACTATGTTATCCATCACTGGTATAAATGCTGTTCCAATTTGTTCTGTAACTCCCTTTAATCTTTCTCCTAATGTCCTTTGTTTATTAGCAAGTTCTTCTGAAGTTCTTGCAAAATCTCCAATAGCATTTTTTGATTGCTCAGTCGCTATTTCTAAAGTAGCATATGCTCTAATCTGTCTTTCTGTCATATCATTATACTCTCCTGTCGCTCTCATGGCTTTAACCTTCGCCTTTACATCTGATTCTAATATAGCAATCCCTAGTTCTTTCGCTGATTCTCTCTCTCCTAATAATGCTTTTGTTAATGCCTTACTAGCCCTTTCTGCTCCACCTTCAATATTTGTGAATGAAGCTAAATCAACCGCTAACTCATTTGTTTTCTTTGATAAATCTAATGCAGATTCTCCAGTTAATCCAAAACCAGTAAGCATATCGCCAGTTTGCGATAGTAAATCTTTTGCTGTTGATTCTGCCATTCCCCAATTTTTGACAAAGTTTTTAGCAGTTTTTTCAGCATCTTCTCCTACATCTTGGAAAACAACTCCAAATTTGTTAAATGTTTCTTGTGCATCAACTGCAGCTTGAACAGCTTTGAATAATCCAACTCCGATAGCTCCGCCCAAAGCAACAGCACCAATAGCGGCAGTTTTAACAGCTTTTGTTATCAAGCCCACTTCAAACCTAAAGCTCTTGCCTATTTTAGAAAAAGAGGTGTTCATTTTACCATAAGCCTTGCTGATGTCTTTAGCCTTATCGGCTATAGCCTTTAATTTTTTTTCAGCGTCTCCTTCGACACCTATTTTAAACGTTACCTTTTTGTTGAACGACATTTTCGCAATCTATTATTTTTAAATAATCATAAAAATCTGATGTTGGTAGCTTTTCTATCTCTAGCGGAGAACATTGAAAGTTCTTTGCTAACATATACACCATCATTCTAAGATTTAGTTTAGCTCTTCCTTTCAGACAATTAACTATGTAGTCTTGTCTAAGTTTTGTTTTTTTTTAATATAAGGCTTGATTGCCTCTAAAACAAACTCCAAATCATCTGTTGGTAATTGCTCCACATATTTCTTCTCAACTGGTAAATTATTGCCTTCATCATCTTTGAAATTCCAGCTTTTAATCATCCTGGAAGCAAGATTGACTGCAATATTCATGTCTCCTTTTATTTCTTCTGTATCAATAACATCTTTGACTGCAATTTTTGTTGATATTATCACTTCACTATCCTTGTAAGAAGGCAGAGAAATAGAAACTGTGCTGAAACTATCTGAGATTTTTACCATTGACTTTTATTAAGATTTATGTATTAATGCCTATATAACTATTAATTAATCATATGGATTCCAACAGGATGCTTGCCGATAATATGAAGGAAGTGAACGAGAAGATAAAGAATAAAGAAAAATTAAGTTTTTTAAATTATTTTTATCTAATCATTCAAATCCTGATATTGGGTTGTACTATCTTTTTGACAGTAATGGCTGTAAGAGTTCTTATGTTATTTTTATAAGTTAGTATAACTAGCTGTAGCATTTCTTACTACTGCTCTAATACCTTCAGCTTGAGTGTAATCGTAATGTCCGCTAAAATCTGCGGTCTGTGTTACGATTTCATCCAAATCATTGCTAGCTTCCCAGTTCGCTATTCTTAAATTAGGAATAGTGATTTTTATATACTTGTCGGATGAATCTGTGAATGTAAATATACCAGCGTTTTGAGTATTGTTTAAATACTTGTCCCGGTTGGTTACTGCATCGAATAGAAGAGAATAGTTACCAGCAACTGATAAAGTCTTATAGACCAATGAGGTAGGTTCTACGTCTCCACTTTGGAAGATTTTCTCTACATCTCTAGTTATTGTTAGATCTAATCCACTTAGAGGGGTGGCACTAGCACTTCCAGCATTCGCAACAGTAGTACCGAATTGAGCCTCAAGGTTCTCAAAAGTCATACAAACAACCTCGTCGTAAGTATCAGTAGCTGTTCCAGTTGCTGATTTTTTAGATGAGAAAGTCATTGTTAAAGTCGCAAAAGAATCTGAAACTTTAATTGATAACTCTGATATAACTCCATAAGGAAATGTTCTCACGTCTGTTACTCTATCCATTACTATAGTAGCTGATTTAGCTGTATTGGTATTTTCAATAGTAGAGGTGTGATCGTATAGACTAGCTCCTGCTGAAGCTGATACTGTTGACCCTAGAATCAAACCTAGAGGGATTGCTGCACTTTCTGCATCCAATAAAACCTCCAAATTACCTTCTCCAAATTTCTTCATTGCTTTTTGACCTTGTGATTTTTCAATCCTTCCTCTGGCTGTTTCGATATTTTCGTATTCTACCATGTCCTTTAAATTAGGGGCGGTAGAAAGTTGAAGCCAATCTGTTGGAGTTACTGAAGTTCCAGGGGTTGCCTCGACTCCGATTCCAACTGCTCCACGTCTTTGATTGTGACTCATAATTTTATTATAATTGTTTATTAACTACTACGGGAAGATAAATTCTATATCCCATATAATGTTTTCCTGCTATTTCGTAATCCTCGACCCTTTCGCAACTTGTGGGTTCAGTATAGCATGCATTCCCACTTAAAGTTAGATTAGTTCTACTTTCTAATGTATCTATAACGCTATCTATTAACCCAGCTAAAACTGTTTGAGTTACTGATAATGTTTCCTTGTCATACATAACATCAACAATAAACTCGTGAGTTCTTTTATTGGTGTTAGATGAAGAAACTGAATTAGAATGACCGTTATAATATACCGCAAAAGTAGGCACTTTCTCGTCTGTCAATTCCTTTGGTTTCTCGTAATATCCACCATTAAAGGTAGTTATTGCATTAACCAAATCATATATTTTAGTGTGTAATGTTTCTATCACTTCTCTTCTCTACCCTTCTCTTCTCTCTTCGACTTCTCTGCTGTCGTTTTTGGCTTAGTTAAGCCTTTTTTGACGGTGGGGAAGTGGAGCAGGGAAGGGGTTATTTAGTTATTAACTTCGCAACTTTATCTCCTATTTTATCAAATATACTGTTAACTTTACTCTCGCTTTTCTCTACTGCACGTTCCATCCATTTATTAGGAGAAACTCTTGAACCTGATCTAGTCCTATGTCCTTCGTGAACTGGTACTGCGTATTCCTTATCGGTGTAAACTTCTGCCTCTGGTCTAGTTGTTGAAGCAGGGGAGAAGATGTGAGATTGTTGCAACATACTTGTATCAACTGGAACTTCTAACAACGCTCTTTTTTTAACTTCTGCTACTGCAATATTAGCTCCTTCAACAAATTCTTTTCTTACATCTAATCTATCCAAATTCTTTATTATATCATCCAGCCCTTCTATTTTCATTTCTACACGCATTTGATTGACCTTACGGCATAGTGATAAGTTTTCTTTTCTACGTTCATTGCTTTGTAGTTATTCCCTTCGGCATCTTCTAGTGTATCAGTATCAACATTTATTGTGCTTGTTACATCATCTGCATTTAATAAAATTACATAACTTTGCTCATGATCTGAAGTTGTGCCAGCATCTGAAATAAAAGCAGACAATCCTGATTGAACATCAGCATCTTGTTTCTTGTTCCCTGTAGTAGTTGTTCTTCTTTTAATTTTGATTGTTCCGTTTGTGTGTAATAATTTCATACTTTTGTTAATTCAAAGCCGTCAAATTTCTTAGCTCTTTTATAATAATCTAAAACTTTAGTTACTCCAATGTCGTTATTCAAAACATTCTCAAAGTCTCCATAACTTACTGAGTAATCATGCTCAGAGAAACTCTTAACGTTTCCGTCTTTACCAATCTTAACAACTGAAGCAACTAACTTAGTAGCTATCATCTTAATGTCAGCTGGTACTGTTTCAGTAAAGCCCCACGATCCATTTATCCAGATATTGAGTTGACCACTTTCAAAATAGTTATAGTCTCCATTCTCGCTAATCTCAATCTTGTTGTAAGGTGTTCTGTTGGCATCGTCTCCTTGTTTCAAGTAATAGTCAGTAGTTGATAGCTCTGTAGTCCCTGAATCTCCTGTAGCGTCATTTTCTACCATGAAAACGTTAGCAACACTAAGCAAGTCATCAATCCAAATCTTGGTATCTCCTCCAGCGTATTTCTTTGTTTCTACTGAAGCCTCAAAACTTCTGTCTGTATAATTGTCTATATATTTGCTAGCCATTCCAATCCAAGAATCAACCTGTGAATCTAGGTCGTTTGAGATGTCTATTTGTAAGTAGTTTTCAATCTGACTCTTGGTTGTATACATTAAATTCTATTAGGTTGGTTAGTGTAATTACCTGTCTTAGTGGAATATTGGCTAGACTTGTCGCTGTATCCTTTTGTCTTGGCTTCTGATGGTTGAGAGGTTAAATCCCAATCATAATAGTCAAGTCTTATAAAATTAACTCTGCAATCGTGAATGTCTCCTGAATGTCCCATTCTTGCTATTCCGATTGTTGGGTATGTTGCTATCATATATTTTTGTAGACTTTCTCCCAGTCTTTAACTTTATTATCTATTGTCCTATTTTTTAAAACCCATTCTCCTTGCTCTTTTAAGGTCTCTTTTCTTAGTTTCTTGTCTTCTATTAGTCTTCTTAAACTAGACTTCCATTTAGTATGTCTATTTTTTACTGTTAAGCACTCCTCTATATAAGAACCTACTTTACTTGCTAGGGTTACCGTTCCAACCATTGCATATTCGTAAAACTTAATAGCACTTCGTCCCTCGTTGAAATCTGTTTCAGTTATTGGACAAATACCTATATCAAAGTTTAACTCTGATAATTTAGCAGAAAATTCTTTAATCCCGACAAAAGGTTGATGAAACCATCTTAACTCTTTTAACTTTTCGTCTAGTTCCATAGTCTTAGAAAACCATTCGGCTGGTTTAGCGTTAGGATTTTCTTGAAGACTTAGAGAATGTTTTATTTTCAAGTGTTCTATGTACTCACTCCATTGTAATGGAGCTAGTCCAAATATTACAAAGTCAAATTCTATTTCTTTCTGTAATTCAATTATTGGGTCTATTACTTCTAGTAAATCAGCTATGTGGGAACTTGACCCTTGCCAACCTACTAATACTCTTTTATTTCCTCCTTTTCTTTTTTTCCACAATTTAGGATCAACACAGTTTGGCAAAACTACTACATTTTTATTATACTTTCTAATCTGATTAGCTATCTTTTCTGTTGTCGTAGTGCATACATCAGCCATCTTAATCATCTGAACTACTTTCTCTTCGTTTTTCTTGACTGCTTTATACATTGGATTTGATTCCTCGATTGATTGAATCAGATCGTCTGTTTCATAAACAACTAACTTTCCTTGTTCTTTAGCATAATCTACCAACTGCTCTATTATATCGATAGGCTGGTCGTAGTGCCTTACTAAGACGAAAACATCACACCAGTCTATTGGTTCTGTATCTAAATGTCCGCTTCCTATGTATTTATAAGTATGTTTAGTTATCTTATTATCTATTCTAACATAATGCCCGATTTTTTTCAATGCTTCAGCTGGTAAATAGTTTCTCACCCAGTAGCAACCATTATCTAAATTATTTGACATCATGTATATTTTCATTTCCATTTTGTTTTAGGATTTATGACTTCCTTAATAACGTTTCCGATGTGGGGTTTAATCTGTTTGATCAACTCTTCGATGCTGTCTTCCATTTTAATGGTTTCTAGTCCCCATTCTTTTAGCTTTTTCATTTCAAAGTCAAACTCGTTTCTTCCGTTCTCAGCTCTTGGATTTTCTATTTTCTTTATTTTGCATCCAGTGTGCTTTTTGACTAATTCTGCTATTTCGTTGACTGTCTTAGTTTCTGTTAGTTGGTGGATTGTCTGATAGCCTTTAGGTCGATTCTTAATTACAAGCTCGATTGCTTCCATAGCGTTCTTGAGATGAATATAGCCCCTAGTTTGGTTCCCTTCTCCGTAAACAGTCAAAGGATGCCCGATTAGTGCTTGAACTACAAAACGATTGACTACAGTGCCAAAATGCTCGTCGTAGTCGAATCTGTTGCCTTCAACGTGTCCGTATAATGGAGCTTGGTTTAAATCTGTAATATCTAGCCCCCAAATCCTATTAGCATAGTCACAGTTAAATGAATCGTGCAGTTTACTCATGTGATAGAAACTTCCTCCGTATCTTGGTGTTGGTATAACCCAATCTTTACCGTCTTTTTGTACTACTGTTCTTGATTCTTCTGGTATTTTTATATAAGGAGGATATAACCAATCAGGATATTCCCCTGCTGTTCCAATTTTAATTAAATGTATCTTTGGGTTTATTTCTTTTATAGCCCACAAAACGTTTAGAGAACCAATAATGTTGTTGTGTTGAGTGAATGATGACTCTTCTGGTCCTTTCATTGAATAAGGAGCTGATGGCTGTTCTGCTAAGTGGATTATAACGTCTGGATTCTCTTGTTCTATGTAATTACTTAAAGACAAGTAATCAGTAACATCTAAAACGGTATAATCTCCTAAATCCATAGGGGTTAAAGATTTTCCTCCAATAAGACCAACTAATAGTGATCTAGTGTTGTTATCGCAACCAACTACTTCAAACTTACCTTCCATGTGCTTTCTTAGAGCATTCCCGATATAACCATTGATACCAAGAATCATTATTTTTTTATCCATGTGTGTTTGTCTCCTGAATAATTAGTAATTGCACTGGCAACGCTTCCAAGGTCTATCGTGCCTATTTTAATTCTAGATTTCCATAATCTTTTTTGAATAACATTAGCTGTCATTGCTGCAGAAATCATCATGACATCATTTCTTTTAGCGGCTGCCTTAACTTTAGGAAACCACTCATCAATAGTGTCATAAGCCTGCTCTGATGGTATTTCTACAAATTCATCGCAATCAACATCTTTTAAATGACTTCCTCCAACAAAAACTACTTTGTATGGGCTTAAAGCATTGAAAAATGAATCCATCCAACCATCCTCAAACTTATAAGCATAATGTAATGCAATCGGTGAATAGAATGTTTTTCCTGAATAATATTTATTAACTATCGTCAACAAGTAATCATCATTACCAAAAGGAGCAAATAATCCAGGTTTAGCTTTTTCTTCGTGGTACATTCTAGCCGAAGAGCCAATCATATAGTCATCGTCGTCTATTTTGAACCCATCTATAAGCTCTTTCTTAATCTCTGTGCTTGTCCATTGAGTGTGTGGGTGTCCTTTGAAGTCTTCCATCATCATTAGTTCACCATCTCCGTATCTAGTGTAAGCGAATCTTTTCCCTAGCTTAGCTTTAATGTCATCTAAGGTTCTTTCTGCTTTTAATCCTCTTATTTTAGCTCTGCCTACTTCTACGTAATATTCAGGGAAGTCTTTGTAGTTTGGTTCGTTATCTCCTTTCATATCTAATAGCTCAATCTCAACTGCTGAGCAAAAAGCCTTTTTTAGGTTACTGTGTCTGTTTTGGAACTGTGTCCAACCTCCTAGCACCCAAGCAGATTTATCAACAGGCTCTTTAATCTTCTTTCTGTCAATTACTACTCCAGAACCTCCAACGTGTACTGATAAGAATACATCATTAGATGCTTTTTGAAGTTTAGAAGTCCATTCGTCAAAACTTAACTCTCCAGCTGACAATACAGCGTGTTTAGCTTGCATAACATCAATCCCTAGTATTCTGCATCTTAATATCATTTGTTCTAGCCAATCCTTAGGAACTATTGTATCGTTGTCTACTTTAGCAACGTATTCATCAAGCTCGGTAGCGTTAAAGAAAGCATTCATAGCTCCTGACACTCCTAGATTCTTAGTGTGTTGTATAACGGTTACATTTTGCCCCTTAAGCCACTCTTGAGTCCCGTCTTGGGAGTTGTTATCAACTACGATAATTTCTCCGCAATTAGAAGCCTTGAGAGCCTTGAGAGCCTTTTTCGTATACTTCAATCTATTGTATGTTGTGAAAAGAACTGGTGTCTGTTTAGCAGACCACTTTGCGTATTTCTTAATTCCGTCATTTCTTAAAAACAAATTAGTCCCTTCTTTCTTTCCGCTTGCTTCTCCTAGGTGTTCTACGAAAGAACCTCTAGACCATAGTATCTTATACCCTGCTTTTCTGGATAATGTACACCAAGCGTGTTCTCCTCCGTAAAATGGAACTTCTTCCGGGAACTCTGCAACTCCTTTTCTAATAACCATACAGAATCCTGATATTTCATTCTGTTCAATAAACTTTCCTTTGCTTTGTTCTGCTTTTTCAACACTCCAGCCTCTCTGTGGTCCTCCGACTCTATCTCCTCCTGGTCCAATAGCTGAAACATTCTTATCGAAACCTTTCATTATTTCAGTTAACCAGCCTTCTGTTACAAAAGCATCAGAATTTAACAAACAAACATACTTACACTTGGATTTTTTGATTAGTCTATTCCAGACAGTGCTTAGTCCTTCATTCTTAGGGTAGTTGTCAAAGACTGTCAAAGTATAAGGGTGTTTTGTGAAATTCTTAACATGTTCAATACATTTCTCTTCTATTTCAGGGGCGTTGTATCTAACCATTATTATTTCAACCTCTTCTTTGATTTCGTTGTCAATCTTTAGCTCATTTAAACTTTCTTTCTCTACTGAAGCCATAGCATCCTTGAAAAAGATAGGATACCTTCTCAGGACTCTATCATTATCAGGAAGTAGTTCACCAGTTTTTAATACTCGGTCGTACTCCTTAAAAAATTTGTTTTCTCCTTTGTAAATTATCATAATTGTTGTCAAACCTTGGTTGAGTGCAGCGGTCTGACTTGCCGACTCAACCAGGAACAATTTTTAATTGTTAAATTATTATAGCATATTAACTATAAACTAGCTTATTGGATTAGTTGCATAAGATTCAACAATAGCAAAGTTGGTATTTACTGAATCATTAAGTGCTTCTCCATAAACTGCTTCTACTCCTACACCTACTTGGAAACCATAATCTTCAAGTTGGTTAGTGAAGGTAGGGACCATTCCATAACCTCGGAAAACTGATTCTCCACCAAATACAATGCATTTGGATTTAGAAGCACTGTTACTTACACCTTTATTTTTGTAAATAATCATTCCGTTATAAACTCCCATAGCTCCTGTGAATAGAGGGTTGTTATCTCCTCGGATGTTTGCATCTCTTTGAGCTTGACTCCATGTAGAATCTTGTCTCAAGTTGTAAGCATCGTAAGGGTGAATAACAATTCCATAATATTCTTCTCCTCCATCAGTTCGGATAGGTTCAGCCAAGTTATCTTCCATGTAAGTCTTGATCTTATCAAGAGTAGTGGTTGATAGAGTGTCTGATGCATCTAAAGTAGCGGTTGAAGTAGCGTCTCCTGCAAATAGGGCAGTTGTAGCTGTTCCAAACTTAGTAAAGATAGCATTATCCATTTTCTTGCTTAACCAAGTAGAAAGTAAAGGTTGAGCGGCTTGAATTGCCCATGTGAAATTGATTTGTCCTTTAGTTCTCTTGTTAACAGCAGTAGCATGTCTCAACCAATCGATAGATAGGTCTTTTTGAGCAAGTCGCATTGTCTCTTCATTTCCTTGCAAAGTACTAGCTCCTGTTACACCAGCTCCAGTCATCTGATAGATGCTGTTGATGTGAATTACATCTCCTGGTTGTTTAGCTAAATCATCTTTTCGGATGACAGGCATTCCTGATGTTTCCATTCCTTCAAATCTACTCCAGAACATTTTTCGTTCTGCTTCAACAT